TCGGAAATAATGGAGGATGTGTAATGGCTAATGAAATAACAGCTAAAGCAAATGGATCTGTTGCCTTATTTGGTAATGATCTATCCAAAGGTTTTGAGAATATGACGCAAGATGATCTTGCGTTACCTTTTCTTAGGATCCTAGGACAACTTTCCCCTCAAGTAACGCAGGGGGATGCAAAGTTTATAGAGAGTGCCAGACCTGGCATGATCTATAATACTGTTACCAGCGATTTATTCGATGGTAAAAAAGGTATCAAGGCTATTCCTTGCTACTACAAAAAAGATTATCCGGAATGGAACGATAGAGGAGAAGGCCCTGGTGCTCCTGTGGCAATTCATCTACCGCAAAGTCCGGTGATCGCAACAGGTAAGAGAGATGGTTCTAAAATAAGATTACCAAATGGTAATTACTTAGAAGAAACAGCTTCTTACTATGTAATGGTTGAAGCAAAATCAGGGGCTTATACTCCTGCGTTGATTACTATGAAATCAACTCAACTAAACGTCAGTAAAAAATGGAATTCAATGATGAAATTCATTCAAATACCTGATGGGAAAGGTGGATTTGCTATACCACCGATGCATGGGGTTGTTTACAATCTTACATCTACACTACAAAAGAACGATAAAGGTTCTTGGTATGGATGGGTTGTGACAATGGACCGAATACTGGAACAAAAGGATAAAGCTTTGTACTTAAGTGCCAAAGACTTTAAAGGAAATGTTTCAAAAGGAAACGTGCAAACAAAAGCAGATGTGGAAGAAAAATCTAATACGGCAACACCGTATTAAATTTGCGAAGGGCCCGAAAGGGCCCTTTACTTTTAGAAGGAAGAAATATATATGAAGAAGTTCAAAGAAATTTTTAGTGGATTAACTATAGCATATGGACAATATCAAAAGGGTGACCGTGGTACTAACGGAAAACTTAAAGGAAAAGCTTTTATCGTTAGGAAAAACGTTACAGATAAACTGTGGGAAGATCATCTCGCAGGTAATCCTCCTGCATTGGGAATTATCCCTATTCGAGAAGATAATAATTGTAAGTGGGGTTGTATTGACATCGACGTTTATAATCTTAAACATCTTTCTCTTGTTCAGACTATTCGGAAGTTAAAACTTCCTCTTATTGTATGCCGTTCTAAATCAGGCGGTGCACACATCTTTTTATTTACCAAAGAATTTATTCCTGCATCCTTAATGCAGAACACTTTAAAAAAAATCTCAAAAACTTTAGGTTATGAAGGTTGTGAAATCTTCCCTAAACAAACAGAAATACTTGTGGAACGTGGGGACACAGGTAATTTTTTAAATTTACCCTACTTTAATGGCACGAAAGGATTGCGTTATGCTTTCAACGATAATGGCTCCGCTAGTACACTTGAGGAATTTTATAAGCTCTATGATCTTCTGGCTTGCGGAAGGCAAGAGGTGGAGAAAATTGAAATCGAAGAGAAAAAAATAGACGAAGCTTTTCCTCAAGGACCTCCTTGTCTAAATCAATTAGCCAAGGAAGGTTTTGGGGAGGGGGCTCGAAATAATGCATTATTTAATATTGCTGTTTATTATAAACAAGCTAAACCAGATTCCTGGGAAGATGAATTAGTAAAAGCAAATCAAACTCATATGGAACCACCTTTAAGTAATGGTGAAGTTCAACAATTAATTAAATCGGTAAATCGAAAAGGCTACGACAAATATAGATGTAAAGACGCGCCTATTAATGTTGTCTGTCAATCCAGACTATGTCGAACAAAAAGATTCGGTGTAGGTTATGGTGAAGAACAAATGCCGTTACTTGGAAATCTAATCAAGTATACTTCGACACCACCGCAATGGTTTTTAGATGTTGGTGAATCGCGGATCGAATTAAAAACAGAACAACTTTATAGTTCACCTTTATTTGCGTTAGCGTGTTTAGATCAAGCTAATTTAGTAGTACCTGTACCCAGATCAAAAGATTGGAAAGAATTATTTTTAAAACCTTTAATGAATAATTTACAAGAAGTGGAACCTTTAGAGTCTTTAGATCCTACTAATGAAATAACTTCTTTATTACAAGACTGGACAACCAATAGACAAAGCGCACGAACTCTCGATGATATATTTAATAAACTTCCTTACACAGATGACAATAGAGAATACACTTATTTTAGAATGGAAGATTTTTATAATTTCTGCAAAAGAAATCATTGGGAAATGGATAAAGTTAAAACAGGTAATTTAATCAAAAGATTAGAAGATATCTTTGTTGAAGAAGAAAGAGTCAGAGTAAAAAATCAACAACCTAGATTAATTAAAATTAAAGCGATGAAAAAAATAGAAGCAAATGTTTCAAAAACTAAATACCAACAAGAAGATTTTTAATGGAAATAGGAATCAATTGGTATGCAAGACTCCAGGGTAAGATTGCCGACCTGGAACATAAATTAGAAGATGTGCAAGCCCATAACAAAGAAATCAAAAGAAAACTAAAAAAATATGAAAACAATAATATTAGGGCCACCGGGAACCGGCAAAACAACAACCTTGTTGAATTTGGTGGACGAATTTATAAAAACAGGAATCAGGCCTAAACAAATAGGGTACTTTTCGTTTACTAAAAAAGCAGCTAACGAAGCCGCAACTAGAGCTGCGGATAAATTTGGGTTAGATATAGAAAATGATTTAGAAAATTTTAGAACTCTTCATTCTTTTGCGTTTAGAAAATTAGGAATCACTAAAGAAAAAATGATGGGGCCGGATGATTATAGAGAGTTTGGACTTAAGTGTGGAATTCCAATTAAGACAGCCGCTTTTTCAAATGATGATGGAACTTTTAATTGTGATAATGAATATTTAACAATTATAAATACAGCCCGAGTTAAACGAATGGACTTATTAGAATACTATGATTCTAGACAAAACATATTAGACATTGAAAGAAATACTTTATATTTACTTTCAGAAGAATTAAAAAAATTTAAAAAAGAAAAAGGCTTAAAAGATTTTACCGATCTTCTAGAAGATTTTATTCTGAAAGAAATCAGTCCAAGCTTTGAAGTTTTATTTATAGATGAAGCTCAAGACTTATCTTTATTACAATGGGACATGGTCAGATGTATATGGGCGAATGCAAAAAAAACTTATATAGCTGGTGATGATGATCAAGCTATCTTTAAATGGGCCGGTGCTGATGTCGATCACTTCATAGCCTTAAAAGAAGAAGTTGATAATATTAAAACCTTAGATCAATCTTATCGCATACCTGGTGGTCCTATCCATGAACTATCTCAAAAAATAATTAATAAAGTTACAAATAGATTTGATAAAACTTATAAACCAAGAGACGAAATAGGTATTTTAAAAAGATATTCAGACATTACTCAAGTCGATATGTCGGAGGGTAACTGGTTAATTTTATCTTCAGCAAATCATTTTTTAGAAGACGCTAAAGATTTATGCCAGATGCAAGGATGGTATTATCAGTATAGAGGAATTAATTCTGTTTCTTTAAAACTCTTACTGGCTTTAAATAATTGGGAAATGTGGCGTAAAGGAGCTCATTTAAATCATTTAGAAATAAAAAATATTTATCAATATTTAGGAGCCAACGTACTACCGGGTTTTAAAAAAGGAAAAACTTTACATTCTGAAGAAAAATATACGTTAAAACAATGTCAAGAAAAATATGGATTAATAATAGATAAAGTATGGTTTAATTCCTTTGAAGGACTGGACACTTTAACAGAAAATTATATAAGAAATATGAGAGCGAATGGAGAGAAAATAAATAAAAATCCAAGAATAATAATGTCAACCATACACGGAGCAAAAGGAGGTGAAGCAGATAAAGTTTTATTAATGCAGGACTTAACTAATGCGGCTTTAGAAACTTTTAGTCATGATCCAGATGAATTACACAGATTATTTTATACTGGAGCGACGAGAGCAAAAAAAGAATTACATGTGTTAGATCCTAAAAACTTTGATCGGGCTTATATATTATGAAAAAATTATACAAACAGTTAAAAAAGAAAGGTGTAATAAATGACAAAGTAACTCTGGGAGAATTACACGCTTACGCTAAACAAATCGGAGGATCTCATTATCAAAAATATAAAATTCAGCCAAGTAAATTTGTGATTGAGAACGAGTTGCTTTATCCAGAGGGATGCGTTATAAAATATATAATTCGTCATCGCGACAAAGGAAAAAAACAAGATTTATTAAAGGCTATTCATTTTATCGAGATGATAATTGAAAGGGACTATAAGTGAGAACGATCCAACAACCTTTATTCACTCCCGAAACTGAGTGGGTAATGACCGACGAACTACCAAATTTAAAAGGATCCAAAGAAATTGCAATTGATTTAGAAACCAATGATCCACACCTAATTGAGCTCGGTTCAGGAAATGTCACCGGAAAAGGCCATATTGCAGGCATTGCGGTGGCCGTAGAGGGCTGGTCAGGCTATTTTCCGATACATCATGAGCAGGGTGGTAATATGGATAAAAAATTAGTTTTGGAGTGGCTCCAGGACGTTTGTAATCAAGAACACACTACCTTTATTTTTCATAATGCTATGTATGATGTCTGTTGGTTAAGGGCCGCAGGTATAAAAATTAAAGGTAAAATTGTAGACACCATGATTGCAGCATCCTTAATTGATGAGAATAGATTATCTTATCAATTAAATACTTTAGCAAAACATTATGTAGGTATTGGGAAAGACGAAAAAATTCTTTATGAAGCGGCAAAAGATTATGGTGTAAATCCCAAAAAAGAAATGTGGAGACTACCCGCAATGTTTGTAGGTCAGTATGCAGAAAGAGATGCTGAAGTAACTTTAAAACTTTGGCAAAGACTTCATAGAGAACTTCATGACCAAGAATTAATGGATGTATTTAAATTAGAAACAAAATTATTTCCTTGTCTAATTGAAATGCGATTTAAAGGAGTGAGGGTTGATTTAGAAAAAGCACAAAAAATTAAAACAAATTTAATGAGTCGAGAGAAAAAAATACTCACTAAAATCAAAGACTTAACAGGAATTAATGTAGAAATTATGGCGGCTCGAAGTATTGCAAAAGCATTTGATAAACTTGGTTTGCCTTATGATCGAACACAAAAAAGTAAAGAGCCAAGTTTTACAAAAAACTTTTTACAAAATCATCCACACGAATTAGCCAGAGCAATTGCAGATGCAAGAGAAATAAATAAAGCTCACACAACTTTTATAGATTCAATTACTAAACATGCACACAATGGAAGAATCCATGCAGATATAAATCAGATCAGATCAGATCAAGGAGGAACGGTTACCGGAAGATTCTCAATGAGTAATCCAAACTTACAACAAATTCCAGCAAGACATCCAGAATTAGGTCCGATGATTAGATCTATATTTATTCCAGAAGAAAAATGTAAATGGGGATCGTTTGATTATTCACAACAGGAACCTAGAATTTTAGTACACTATGCAAAATTGCAAAATTTACCAGGAGTTCATGAAATTGTAGACGCATATAGAACCGGAGACGCAGATTTCCACCAGGTTGTGGCTGAGATGGCGGGGATAGAAAGAAAACAAGCCAAAACAATTAACTTAGGACTAATGTATGGAATGGGTAAAAATAAATTAATGGCTGAACTAGGAT